CCCCGGCTTGAACGCTTTGTTCGGTCTTGAGTACGCTAAATACGGCGAAGAGCACAAAGAAATCTACGAAACAGAATCATCTGAGCGTAGCTTTGAAGAAGAGACAAAGCTGTCTGGCTTCGGTCAAGCACCTGTCAAAAACGAGGGTTCTGCCATCGCTTATGACAATGCACAGGAAGCATTTACTGCACGTTATACACACGAAACCATTGCGATGGGCTTTGCCATCACAGAGGAAGCTGTGGAAGATAACTTGTACGACAGCCTGTCTTCACGTTATACCAAGGCTTTGGCCCGTGGTATGGCTTACACCAAGCAAGTTAAAGCCGCTTTTGTGTTGAACAACGCATTTTCTGGCTCTGGCGTGACCTACGGTGACGGCGTTACTTTGTGTAACACTGCCCACCCATTGGTCTCTGGTGGTACTAACAGTAACACTCCATCTACCGCTTCTGACTTGAATGAAACATCGTTGGAAAACGCTGTTATTCAAATCGCTGCTTGGACAGATGAGCGTAGCTTGTTGATCGCCGCTAAGCCTAAGAAGTTGGTGATTCCACCTGCTCTGCAATTCGTTGCTACTCGTTTGCTTGAAACCGAACTCCGTGTTTCTACAGCCGACAATGACATCAACGCTTTGAAGAACAATGGTTCTATCCCTGAAGGCTATTGCATTAACCACTACTTGACAGACACCAATGCTTGGTTCCTGTTGACTGATGTGCCTAATGGTTTAAAGCACTTCATCCGCACTCCCATGTCTACTGGCATGGACGGTGACTTTGACACAGGTAACGTTCGTTACAAAGCCCGTGAGCGTTACAGCTTCGGCGTGTCAGATCCATTGGGTATCTTCGGTTCACCCGGAGCCTAATAGGTCTAAAAAAAGAGGGAGCTTCGGCTCCCTTTTTTCTTGCATTAGATTTATTGTAGTGGTATAAACATGTTAATCCGGGCTTATCCGGTGCATTAGACAGTCCCGGCTGACGACATACAGACTGATGCACTTAACTTGTATGTAAGGAATACATCATGGCACGTACTACGTTTCAAGGCCCAGTTCGTTCATTGGGCGGCATTTATCAACAAGGCCCAGCTACTGTTGTGGACATCACAACAAGCACCACACTAAGCCCCGAAGCTCATGGTGGTCGCATCATCGCTGTTGGTGGTTCTTTGGCAGCGGCAGTCACTTTGACATTACCTGCAATCAATGTTTCAACTAACTCTACAACGTCTGGCCCCGGTCAAGACCCAAGCACAGCCAACAACGAAGGCGTTGTTTACACAATCTGGGTTCCTACTACTATCTCTACAAGCTCGTTGAAGATTGGTACAACTTCTGGTTCCAGCGATTTGTACGTTGGCGCTGTAATGTCTATTGACTCAGACACCTCTGGTGCTGTGGTTGCCTTCTCTGCTAACGGTTCTTCCAATGATTTCATCAACTTGAACGGTACAACTACCGGCGGTGTTGCTGGCACATGGATCCAAATTGTCGCAGTTGCTGCTGACAAGTACATGGTGACTGGAAACGTTATTGGTTCCGGCACTGTTGCTACACCATTCGCAGATTCCTAATCAACCCAAGGGGCTTCGGCCCCGTTTTTAAAGGAGATTGATTATGACAATGCAATATGACGTAAAACAGGCGCATTTAAATTCTAGCGGGTATCTTGTAAATTACGGTACACGGGTTAAAGGAATATCTTTTACAGGTGGAGCTTCTGCTGGATATGTAATTTTATTCGATGCTTCAAGCGTTCCCGTATCATCAAGCGTAACGTATGCTCAAAGTGGCAATACCGTAACAGTAACTAAAGTTGCTCATGGACTTACTACCGGCACGAGTATTGGTATTCATTTTGTAGCAAATGGTTCTGGTGTTTCAGCTACTGACGGCACATATATTATCACTAGAACGGGCGCAGATACCTTTACGCTAACCGATATTAACTCACGTACCATTACAAGTACTGCGGCTGTATATGCAGTTGGTCGGTGGATTCTTACCTACGAAAGTTTTGCTGGCGATTATTTTAGTAATACGCCGACTATTCCGGGTGAAGGAATACGTGCAAATACATCGGTATATGCAGAAATTTCCAATATGGATTCAATACAAATTTATTATGGCTAAGTCTCCAGCATGGCAGAGGAAAGAGGGCAAATCCGAGAAGGGCGGCTTGAACGCCAAGGGTCGGGCCTCCGCGAAAGCGCAAGGTATGAACTTGAAACCTCCCCAGCCGGAAGGCGGCTCACGGCGCGACTCCTTTTGTGCAAGGATGAGTGGCATGAAGAAGAAGCTAACCTCTGCCAAGACAGCCAACGATCCAGATTCACGCATCAACAAAGCTCTTAGGGCTTGGAATTGTTAGGAAAATTATGGCTACCAAATACGAAACACCATACGACCGCATGAATCGCGAGAACAGAGAAGCTGCTCGAGTTCGTGAATTAAAAGCTTTAGACAAAGCAGCTATTTCTAAAGTTAAACCGGGCGCACCTTATTATCAACCTGAAGATGATGCACCTGATCGTGCTTTAACACGAGCTAAAGCACAAGCTGCATACATGAAAAAACAGTCTGGTGATGATTACCAGCGTGATGAAGGCGTATTAGCTGACACATCTAGGACGCTTAAAAATCTTATGGCCGGTAAACGCGGCATGGATGCTATGGAATACGGCGATGAAGGTTTAATGTCAGGTGCTAGAAAAGCTGGCCGTGAAGCGGTTATGAGAGAAGCCGCATCAGAGATGCAACGCGAATCTCGCGGCATGGCTAAAGGCGGTAAAGTTGGCTCTGCTTCTAAACGAGCAGACGGTATTGCTCAACGCGGTAAAACAAAAGGTAAGTATCTGTAATGGACTACCATGCTCTTTGGTCGGCAGCTTTATCTGTCATCCTGGGCGTGGCTGGATTTATCCTGCGTGAAAAGTTTGCTGAAATTAAAGAAGTAGCTTTAGAGCTGCGCCGAGTTGAGCGACTACTCAACATAACACGAGAGGAGAACCATCGTGATTTCATTACTAAAGCAGAAGTTCAAAGAATTACTGACCACATTGACCAACGTTTTAACAGGCTGGAAGAAAAAATTGACCAGCTTATTCGCCAAAAAGAGTGATTGATCGTGGCAGGGATTGATACATTCATTAGAGGTGCGGTTGGTTCCTTGGCGAAAGACAAGATAACCAGCCAATTAACTCCCACGCAAATGGAGTTGGCATCATTTATTTTGAATCCCCAGTACTACATGGCCGAAAAAGGCATCAATAAAATTGCTGACATATTGGGCTACGGTAGTGACTTTAAAAATGTGCAAGCCGATGCAAAAGCAAACAATCAATATTACAAAGAACTAATGCGCGATGCGTTTGGTGATATGTTGCCGGATTCTATTGGCAACATCATACGTTCTAACCCTAAAATATCTGAAGCAGATTCGCAACCTGCTGGTGAATACATAGCGTGGGACCCTGTAACAGAGTCATGGACACAACAAGGATCGCCCCGCCCAGTATCAACGGGTACTTCCGATGCGTTTGATGACTTTTTGCGTGATTTGAATGCCGGCGATAGCCAGACAGTTGGGCCATTGGAAGAGTATGACCAAAAGCGTCTAGATGCTGAGTACGATTTCCAAACTAGTTTGAGCGATTTCCAGCCAGGTCTTAACAATGATGTAAATGATTTAGGCGAGGTTACCGTTGTTGACCAAAAGCCTGCCGACAGTGGCGGTGATTTGTCCTACACAGAGATGCTGGATATATTAAATTCAACGCCTAGTATTAGCGGAAGTCGTGGTCTGAACGTACCAGGCACAGAAATCTTGGCGCCAGCTGGATCCGTATACGATGCCAACATTGGAGCTAACACGCCAATTACAGACAGCTTAGCTTCGACAGGTTACACATTTGATGTTAATACGGGTACAGTAGTTCCAGCTACAGACACATCAAACGTATCCCCAGCTGGTTACACATTTGATGCCGGTAGCGGTATGAACGTGCCTGAAGTTGCAGCCCCAGAAGGATACACATTTGATGCCAATACAGGGATGAACGAATATCTGGGTGGAGGCTATGGTGGTGGCAAATACTATGATGATTTTAGTTCTGCTGCATACGTTAAAGGTGGTCAAATTCACAGAGGTAGAAGATAATGCCAAGCACAAGCAAGAAGCAACATAATTTCATGGCCGCGATTGCAAATTCGCCATCGTTTGCTAAGAAAGCTGGGGTGCCCATGTCAGTGGGTAAGGACTTTGTAACTGCCGATAAAGGCAAGAAATTTTCTAAAGGTGGCGATATGAAAAAGATGAATATGGGCGGATATGCAGACGGCGGCATGCCAATGGTTATGAAAGATGGACAAAAGGTTCCAGCTTTTGCAGCTGACGGCAAAGGCAAAATGGCCAAGGGCGGTATGGCCCACAAAGATGTAAAGATGGATAAGAAGATGATGCAAAAGGCCGTGAACAAACACGAAGGCCGTTTGCACAAAGGTGAATCCATGACCAAGCTGGCTAAAGGTGGAGTTGCTCCATCCAAAATGGGCTCGGTTAAAACTTCTGCTAGCCGTGATGGTATTGCTACTAAAGGCAAAACCAAAGGCACAATGATTAAAATGAACATGGGCGGCAAAGCCTGCTAAGGAACTATCATGCCAATGACACCAGAAGCTGCAAAGCAATACAAACCCCGGCGTACCCCAGGATCTTTGGACGATGTAATTTATCCAGAAACCCGCGCCAAAATGGCAGATGCAAAACGCGATGTAGAAGACGAAAAAACACGCGCCAAGATTAAAGCTATGGGCTATGCTGGCGGCGGTAAAGTTGCTTCAGCTTCCAAACGTGCTGATGGTTGTGCTACCAAAGGTAAAACCAAAGGCACAATGATCACCATGTACGGCGGCGGGAAGTGCTGATATGGCCACCTCAAAAACTCCAGTAGGCGTAGTTAAGTCTTTAAAAAAAGCTGGATTTTATGAGGCGGCAAAGCCTAAACGTCTGAGCATTATTAATAAAGTTACAACCAAACCTCAACGGATCGAGATGGTTGATAAATTATTTTTAGCAAAGAAAAAAAGTAAAGGTACTACAAAATGATAGCTTGCCGCGGAATGGGCGCCATAATGCCCAGCAAAATGCCACAAGGTGAACGCAAGGCGCGTAAGGACGACACTGACTTTACGCAATATGCTGAAGGCGGCGGTGTTGGCCTATATGCCAACATTAACGCCAAGAGAAAACGTATAGCCGCCGGCTCTAAAGAAAAGATGCGTAAGCCTGGAGCTAAAGGCGCGCCTACTGCCGATGCTTTTGTTCAATCTGCCAAGACTGCTAAAAAATGACCACTACCGGCACCACGCTCTTCAACATGGACTTCACGGAAATCGCTGAAGAGGCTTGGGAGCGCGCGGGCCGGGAGATGCGGTCAGGTTATGACTTGCGTACAGCACGTAGGTCCATGAACCTGATGACCATTGAGTGGCAATCTAAAGGCATCAACATGTGGACCATGGAGCAGGGCATCATTAACCTGACGCCTGGTCTAGCTACATATGCTTTGCCTACAGATACGATTGATTTGTTAGAACATGTAATCCGCACGGGTTCAAACACTGCTTCAACCCAGGCGGATTTGACTATTACCCGTATTAGTGTTTCTACTTATGCAACAATCCCAAACAAGTTACAACAGGCGCGACCGATTCAGGTATGGATTCAGCGGTTATCTGGCGAGACAAATCCTACAAACGCTGTGCTTGATGGTGCGCTCACCTCAACGGACACAACGATCACGCTTAACACGGTGGTTGGATTAGCGGGCGCTGGATTTATTCGCCTGGGCACAGAAGACATCTACTACACCTACATATCGGGCAATACGCTGGGCGGCGTTTTCCGTGGACAGAACAATACTACAGCTGCCGCACAAGCAGATGGCACGGCGGTGTTTGTACCCCAACTTCCAGCTGTGACCGTATGGCCCACACCTGATAACAGCACTACATACCAATTCGTGTATTGGCGCCTACGCCGCGTTCAAGACGCTGGGGCTGGTGTTAGTACTGCCGACATGAATTTTCGCTTCCTGCCTTGTTTGGTGGCCGGCCTGGCATACCATATTGCAGTGAAGACGCCAGAGCTGATGCCGCGCATTGAAATGCTTAAACAGATGTATAACGAAACGTTTGATATTGCAGCTGGTGAAGATCGAGAAAAAGCTGCGGTCCGGTTTGTACCTAGACAAATGTTTATTGGAAGCGGCGGGGGTTACTGATGGGTAATCGGTTTGCCTCCGGCAAGATAGCGATTGCTGAATGCGACCGCTGCGGGCAACAGTTTAGGTTGAAGAATCTTAAAACTGAAATTATTAAGCAGCGCAAATATGAGTTGTTGGTTTGCCCTGAGTGCTGGGACCCAGACCAGCCGCAGTTAATGTTGGGTACGTTTCCTGTGGATGATCCCCAGGCACTACGCAACCCGCGTAGGGACACCACGTATGTAACGTCTGGCATTAACGCTAATGGTAATTTGTCAGGTGGTTCACGGGACATTCAATGGGGCTGGGCACCCGTGGGCGGGGCTAGTAATTTTGATGTCGCTTTGACGCCAAACTACTTGGTGGCGACGACGTTTGTTGGTACAGTATCTATATCTTGAAGGAGATTAAAATGGCATACACAAAATCAGCCGATGGCATTGTTAAAAAAGGTAAGACTGATGTTCAAGTTTTCCCGACCAGCGGCCCTTCCCAGAAAGAAATGATGGGCGGAAAAGGTAAAGGTAAGGGTAAAACCAATGCCGATATGAAAGCAATGGGTCGTAACTTGGCAAAGATTGCCAATCAGAAACGAGGTTAATCATGGCTACATTTAGCAAAAAGATGATGGGCAAAGAAGTTGGCGATGCCAAGGTCTATGCCACACCACACACCATGACTGGTAAAGTTGTTAAAGCTACTGACAATCCCGGCTCTGGCCCCGACCACAGTGATGCAAACACAGTCAACATGTCTGTAGGCAACGTTAATCGTCGCGCACAGCCAGCAGCTAAGACATCTGGCATTAAAATGCGTGGTGCAGGTGCAGCGACTAAAGGTGTGATGTCTCGCGGCCCGATGGCATAAGGTTTAAACGATGGCACTGACATACGCCCAACTCGTGGCTGCGGTAGTTGACTACACGCAGAACACGTTTGACACGACTACGATCAATACAATGATCAAGCAGGCGGAGCAACGCATCTATAACACGGTGCAGATTGCCAACTTGCGTAAGAACGTGACGGGCGTTTTGTCAACCGGCAATAAGTACTTGGCTTGTCCAGAGGATTTCCTCTCGACATACAGCCTTGCCGTTTACCCGTACAACGCAACAACTGCTACGGGAACGGCTGGTCAGAAGACTATTGTTGTAGCAAGTACAACTGGTATCGCTGCTGGGCAGCAGGTTACAGGCTCAAACATCGGTACTAACGCAATTGTGCGTAGCATCAGCGGAACTACTGTAACCTTGACTGTGGCTAACAGCGGCACGGTAAACGGTGCTGTCGTATTTCAAGGCGACTATCTGTATCTTCTAAACAAAGATGTTAACTTCATACGTGAAGCGTACCCATTGAGCGCAGAGCAGTCTGAGCCAAAGCACTATGCAATCTTTGGCCCCCAGTCTGCTAACGTCAATGAGCTGTCGTTCATTCTGGGCCCTACGCCCAATGCCAATTACTACGCTGAGCTGCACTACTACTATTACCCAGAATCTATCGTTACTGCCCTGACCACATGGCTAGGTGATAACTTTGACTCTGCATTGTTGTATGGTACTTTGTCTGAGGCAGGTACATACATGAAGAGCGCACCGGAAGACGGCATGTACAAGATTTATCAAGAACGGTACGTTCAGGCTATTGCACTCCTCAAGAACTTGGGTGATGGTAAACAACGTGCTGACGCTTATCGTGATGGCCAGATCCGGATAGCAGTCCAATGAGCAACATTCTTCAGACCCAAACGACCAGCTTTAAAACAGAGCTATACACGGGCGTTCACAACTTAGCTACCAATACGCTAAAGATTGCCCTATACACGGCTGCTGCTGATTTAAACGAAGCTACCACTGTTTACACGACATCTGGTGAAGTTACAGGTGGTGGATACGTTGCAGGCGGTGCAACGCTTACGGGCGTAACCATTAGCTCATCTGGGTATACAGCTTTTGTAGACTTTGCCGATGTGGTGTTTAACGCATCCGTGACGGCACGTTGTGCTTTGATCTACAACGTCACGCAGGGTAATAAATCTATTGCTGTGTTGGACTTTGGGTCTGACAAAACATCTACCAATTTCACCATCACAATGCCTGCTAACACAGCCACGGCAGCATTGATTCGTTCTTCTAATTAAGGAGCCTCACATGAGCTTGGACAAAATCACCGCTACCGACCAAGTAGCCGCAATTACAAAATACAATACCATGCCTTCTGATGAGATGGCTATCCACGGTACATACCATGCTGTTTGCTACAGCATTGATGGCTTTATCAAGTGGGATGAACCTATTCAGAACTTGGTAACGACTGTGGGCAAGAACTTGACCTTGGACACCATTCTTGGCAACTCAGCCGCTGGTGCAGTTGTGATGGGTCTAAAGGGTGTGGGTACTGCTAACGTTGCAGACACACAAGCTTCTCACGCAAGCTGGTTAGAAGTGGGTGGCACTAACGCTCCTGCTTATTCTGGCAACCGTCCTACACCATCATTTAGCTCTGCCGCCGCTGCAAGCAAGGCTACATCTTCTGCCGTGTCATTCTCTATGACCAGCACGGGTACTGTGGCGGGTTGCTTTATCAACATTGGCGGTAGCGCAACAAAAGATTCAACCACTGGCACATTATTCTCTGCTGGTGATTTCTCTAGTTCTAAGGCTGTTGTTAATGGCGACACGATTGCGGTAACGTACACATTAACATTGACTTGATATGGCGTTAGCTTGGGGTGACGGCACATGGGGTGAGAACGCATGGGGCGGGGGAGAAACTTTCCCTGTCAGCGTTACAGAAACCGCCCTGATTGCCGACTCGCCAGCCGCTGGGTTATTGATTGATGTAAGTATTACCGAGTCGTTGACTGGTGGTACGTCTTGGGGTCAAGACGCTTGGGGCGCTGATTCGTGGGGTGGTACGGCGGGCATTCAGGATATTCAGACTGTAACTCTGACAATGAATGTGGCGGTAGATGAATCTGCCGCTATAGCTGAAGATCAGTCTGTTGTTGCTGGGTTTGTAGCGTCTATAACTGAGACAATGGCTATTGCTGAAGATAACGCAGCAATAACTAGCTACAACGTCAGTGTGTCAGATAGCCAGACCATTACAGATGATG